ATCGTCGCCCGGCTGAGCACCGGCTCGGGATCTCCGAAGGTGAAGGCTTGCACCTCGCCGCGGTTGTCATTGGCGGAGACAATCGCGCCGGGCGAAGCCTCCGCCGCTTCCTGTCGGCTCATGCGGCGGGCATGGTTACGCTTGCTCATTCGATAATCTCCATCGTGCCCTTGGGCTTTTCCTTGCCGTCAAGCGGCTCGTTCATGAGGATGTGCATGGTTGCCCACGCGATGTCGGCATGGCCGTCGTCACCGCCGCGCCCGGCCTTGAAGGTCACATTGCGCCCGCTGGTGGTCAGCGTTTTCTTGATCGAGACGAAGGCCGAAACGATGTCGAGGTAGCTGCTCTCAAACGCCAGGCGCCCGCGCCGGATCACGTTCTGCGCCTTCATGATCATGCCCGCCTTCACCTCCAGCGAGTATTCGATCTTGGCGACGGAACAGCCGGGCAGCGCGCCGGGCTTGGCCAGCAGCTGATAGACACCGGCACCGACGCCGGTCGCGTCAACGCCCAGATATGTGCAGTTGTACCGGCCGAGCATCGCCTTAATGAATCCGGCCTGCTCTTCGAAGTCCTGGCCCCGCAGCGGGTGGCGTTCGAGGATCCGGAACGTCCCGCCCTCCGTCAGGGGCGGCGCCGCGATTACCAGCGCCGCGTTGTCGCCGGTTTCGCTCGACTGCGGATCATACCCCGCCCAGATCGCGCGATTGCCATAGGGCCGGGCAGCCTCCGGGTTGAAGTCCTCCCATTCCACCATGCTGTCGCAGCCGCAGGCGATCAGGTCGTTGAACTTGAAGGCGGACAGGCTGTCGTCGACGAACTCGCACATGTAGAGGTTCGCGAACTCGTCGGCCGCGTACTCGTCCTCAAGCTCCTCGATATCGAACAGGTCACAGCCCGCGACATCCGCATCGCGGATGTTGACGATGTGGCGCCAGACCCGATCCGGCCCGACGCTGCCAGCGGCAAGCGCCTGGTGGCTGACGTCGATCTCGATCCGGTCGGCCTTCTTGCGGCGCTTGTTCCGGCGCTCGCCGGTCCAGTACGGATACGCGGGATGCGCGATGGTCGATGGCGTCGAGAAGTAGGTTTTGCGCCACTTCTTGTGCGTCGCCATGCCCGAGGCGACCTTGTTCAACTCTTCGAACGAGTGGACCCAGAAGAACTCGTCGAAGTAGAAGTTGCCGCTGCGGCCCTGCGCGGTGCGGAAGTTCGTGCCGAGGAAGTGCAGTTCGGCCCCGGCTTCCTCCGGCGGGCGCAGATCCGAGGTGATGACCATCGGGTCGCCTGCCAGCGATACGCCCACCAGCTTGGCGAAGCTGACGATGTATGAGCGGAACTGGTGGGCCTGCGCCTTCGAGGCTGACAGGAAGATCTGGTTACGCCCGGTCTCGATCGCGTCCATCAGCGCTTCGAAGGCGAAGAAGTAGGTGGCGCCGATCTGGCGCGACTTCAGGATCATGCGGGTGCGCTGATCCTTCTCCTTCCACCAGCGCAGCTGATAGTCGAAACACCCGTCGAGGAAGATGCGCTTGAGTTCCTCCGCCTGCTCTTCGGGGAACTGGTTCTTCTTCGGCGCCTTGCGCGGCCCGGTGTTGCGATTGCCGACCTTCTCATTGAGATCGCCGCTATGGCCCCCCGGCTGTTCGAAGCGGCGGACGCGGGCGAGGCTCTCGATCGACCGGTTCAGCGCGTCCATCTCGACGAGATCGGCGCTGGTCTTCTTTTCCTTCGCGATCAGCATCAGCAGCCTGATTTCAAGGCCGTCCTCGATCTTCTTGATTGACGGCGCCTCGTCCCACTTGTCACGCTGGCGCCAGGACTCGATCGTCGGGCGCGGAATCGGCTTGCCCTGATCGTTCGTCACGCCGTGCAGCGCGAATTCGTCGGCGATCTGCGTCACGCCCCACCCGCGCCAGTACAGGCTGCGGGCATGGCGACGCGGATCGAACTTCCATGCGGAAGCCAGCGGGTCGGGAAGGGTCGCGTTCGTGCTCATGGCCGCGACCATGCGCCCCGTTTTCGCCGTCAATCACCGCTGTCCATTTGGCCCAGCGCCAGACCAAATGGATGCCCTTGAGAAGATGCGGCCCAACGGTCCTTTTGGCCGGAACAACACCGCTGCCGAACCCGCCGCACCCTCAAGGAACCGGACCGATCATGGCCAAGAGCAAGTTTTTCCGCGTCGCCGTCGAAGGCCCCACTGTCGATGGCCGCGTCATCGAGCGTGCTCTGCTCGAACAGGCTGCCGCCAGCTACGCGCCCGCCACCTATGCCGCGCGCATCAACTGCGAGCACATTGCCGGGTACAGCCCGGATAAGCCCTTCAACGCCTACGGCACCGTGCTGTCACTGCGCACCGAAGAGGTCGAACTCGACATCAACGGCACCGCGAAGAAGCTGCTCAGCCTGGTCGCCGAGATCGAGGCAAATGACCAGCTAATCGCGCTCAACAAGGCAGGGCAGAAGCTCTACACCAGCTGCGAGCTTCACCCCGATTTCGCAGGCGAAGGCAAAGGCTACCTCGTCGGCCTCGCCATCACCGATAGCCCGGCATCGCTCGGCACCGAGCCGCTGAAGTTCGCCGTCCAGTCCCGTCCTAACCTTTTCACCTCGGCTTACGAGACCGCGCTGGAAATCGAGCCATCGCTTGATGGCGCGACCATTGCCGAGGCAACCAAGTCCGGCTTCATCGCTGCCTTCGCCACGCTCTTCAAGTCGGACAAGCCCAAGGAACCGGCTACCCCGCCCCCGGCACCGGCCAACGACAACGCTCCTGAGATCGAACGCTTCGCCGCCGTCATGGGCGAGCAGGTGGCCGCCGCCGTCAAGCCGTCGAACGATGCTGTCGCCGCCCTCGGTGCCCGCTTCGACAAGCTGGAAGCCCAGCTGGCTTCGACCGAACAGCCCCAGACCTTCAATCGCTCCCCGGCCACCGGCGGCGGCGGCAATGCCGCGCACCTGACCGACTGCTGATCGGTCCCGCACCCCGCCTGCCCCAGCCCCTCGCGCCTCTCAGGAGCCTCGCAAAATGCGTAAAGAAACCCGTGCCCTCTACAAGTCGTATGTCAGCCAGATCGCGCTGATCAACGGCATCGAAGCGGAAGATGTCGTCGCCAAGTTCAGCGTCGCACCCGCCGTCGAACAGAAGCTGGAAGAGAAGATCCAGGAGTCGAGCGACTTCCTCACGCAGGTCAGCGTCGTCATGGTCGCGGCCCAGACCGGCCAGAAGGTCGGCGTCGGCGTCACCCGCCCGCTTGCAGGGCGCACCAACACCAAGGCTGGTCAGCGCCGCACCCCCGGCGATCCGACCGACACCACGGACGATGGCGGTTACAACTGCCGCCAGACCAACTTCGACCACGCGATCCCTTACGCCAAGCTCGATGCCTGGCGCCACAAGCCAGAATTCCAGACGCTGCTGCGCGACGTGATCCTGAAGCAGCAGGGCCGCGACCGCATCATGATCGGCTTCAACGGCACCTCGGTTGCCGCAAGCACCGACCGCGCCGCGAACCCGTTGCTGCAGGACGTCAACGAGGGCTGGCTGCACAAGATCCGCACCCATGCCGAAGAGCGCGTGCTCGATGACGGCGCCCTTACCGATGGTGCCGACAAGGCGATCTACGTCGCGGCCGATGTCGAGATCGTCGAAGTGATCGACGGCGAAGTCACCAACGCCGACACCGCCAAGGCCGACTACGCGAACCTCGACGCCGTCGCCTTCGACGCGCTCGATCTGCTTGACCCCTGGCACCGCAGCGACACCGACCTTGTCGTCGTTGTGGGCTGGGCGCTGGTGAAGGACAAATACCTGAACCTGCTGCAAGCCGCCGGTGACGCCGCCACCGAACGCGAAGCGGCGCATCGCATCCTGACCCTGCCCAAGCAGATGGCAGGCAAGCGCGCCGTGATCGTGCCCTTCTTCCCCGAGACTTCGCTGCTGATCACCAGCCTCGATAACCTCGCGATCTACGTGCAGGAAGAGACCCGCCGCCGCCAGATCAGGGATGAGCCGGCACTCGACCAGATCGAAAACTACGAGTCCGTCAACGAGGACTACGTGGTGGAGGACTACGGTCGCTGCGCGCTCGTCGAGAACATCAAGATGGCCAAGAAGCCCGCCTGACCGGCCGGTTTCGCCCTCCCGTAGCCGCTCCCGACACAGGATATCACCATGAGCCTCGCTCGTCTTAAGCGTGATCGCGTACTCGCTGCCCAGACCATCACCGCAGCAACCGCACCTGTCACGGGGGCGGTCGCCTCTCCCGCTGCCGCACTCCCTTCGGCAGCGGGGGGTAAGGCAACGCCCGCCGACCGGGCGGCCGCCGAGATCGCCCTGCGTCTCACGCACGATCTGCGCCGCCTGAAGGAAATCAAATCGATCGACCGCAAGATCGAGGCCAAGCGCGAGATGCTCCCGCAGTACAACGCTTGGGTCGTTGGTGTGCTGAGCGCCGATGCAGGCGTCGGAACCGGCATTGCCGCAGATGTCGTCCCCACCTGCATGGTCTGGTCGATCGACGTCGGCGCCTATGATGACGCTCTCGCCATCGGGGAATTCCTGCTGCGCCACCATGTGGCGATGCCCAAGCGCTACGAGCGCGACGTCGCCACGATCCTCGTCGAAGAGATCGCCGACGCCGCCCTGAAGGTCCAGAACACCGGCAAGGCTTTCCCGCTGTCCGTCATCGACACCGCCGACAATCTGACCATCGGCCTCGACATCCACGATCAGGTCCGTGCCAAGCTGCTCAAGGCCATCGGCGTCGAGCAACTGCGTAAGGCCGAGGACATGCCAGCGGAATCCAGCCAGGCCCCCCTGCAAAGCGCCCTCATCAATCTTCGCGAAGCCCAGCGCCTGTTTGACCGCATCGGTGTGAAGGATCGCGTCAAGCGCGCGGAAAAGCTGCTGGCTGCTGTCAACACCGCCGCGCCTACCACAGACATCGGCGGCAAACCTGCCGCGTAACAAGCTCGCCCCCGGCGCTCAGGGGCGGATCGCGCGCTGCGGGAGGCTTTCGAGCCGTAGGGCCGCCAGCTGACCCGATCCCCACCCCCTGTTAGCCGGGGGCCGACATGAGGCTCCATGACGTTCATCGCTACCCCTCCCAGCGCCGCGATCGAGGATCCTCCCGCTGACGAAGGCGTCATCGTCAACGACGGCTTCTTCCCCGACATCGCCCCCGCCACTGTCCGCGCAGACGCCCGCATCTCTGCAAACGTCACCGCGCCCCGGCTGCGGGCGGCGATCCTCGGCGCCATCATGTCAGTGGAATACGACCTGCGCGCCTTCGCGGCGCGGTCAACCGCCGCCGGGCATGCGACGCTCGCGGACGTTCCGTCGCCGCAACTGGACGGCCAGAGCCTGCAGCTGATCCGCTACCACCGCGCCGTCTCGCTCTATGCCAAGGCCGAATTGGTCGAACGCTACCGCGACTTCGATACGACTAGCGCGGGCGGCAACCAGGCGGACGAACTCTCGCCCTCGATCGGCGAACTGCGCCGGGATGCCCTGCATGCCGTGCGCGACATCCTCGGCGAATCGCGGACCACGGTGGACCTGATCTGATGGCCGCTGCGCAGCGCCTCCGTTCCAAACAGGGCGACACGCTCGACCAGCTGCTCTGGCGCGAAGCCGGGCTTGGACCGGGCGAACTGACGCGCGTGCTCGATGCCAATCCCGGCCTTGCTGACAGCGGGAAGGTGCTGCCGCTCGGCACCGTCGTCCTGATCCCCGCGAACGCCACGACTTCCTCCGGCGCCACCCGCGTGCTGCCCCTCATCCAGCTTTGGAGCTGACACATGGAACTGCGCAACGTCCTCGAAGCCGCGGCTGAATTTCTCGGCTCGCTTTCGCCCTCGCTGATCGGCTCGGCCGTCGCCCAGGCATGGAAGCCCGGCCTCTCCTACCGCCAGCGCTTCGCCCAGTGGGCGATTGGCTCGACGGTCAGCTATTACGCCACGCTGGCCATCGTCACGCTTACCGGATGGGGCGGCCTCGTCTCCCAGTCGATCGGCTTCGGCATCGCCCTGCTCGCCTACGACGCCACGCCCAAGCTGGCCAAGGCCGCGATCGACACGCTCGCCAGCCTCCCGGCCCGCCTCGCCGACCGCTTCCTCCCCAACAAGGACTGACCCTATGACCGCCAAGCCGCGCCGCGCGCTCGCCAACCCTGCCGCCTTCTTCGCTTCGCTCCGCTCGATCACCGGCGGCCTCGATCAGAAGCAGATCAACATCGTCAATGCCATCATGGCATCCGCCGCCGCCTGGCCGGTGGGCTGGCTGGCCTATGCGCTCGCCACCGCCTGGCACGAGGCCCGCTTCACCCCGCAGCGCGAATGGGGCCTCGGCAAAGGCAAGCCTTACGCCGCCCTCGGCAAGTACGGTCAGCCGCAGTATGGTCGCGGCCTCGTCCAGCTGACGTGGGACCGCAATTACGAGTGGGCGGACGGCGCGCTTGACCTGAAGGGTGCGCTGCTCAGGAACTTCGATCTGGCCCTCGATCCCGAACTCTCGGTGCGGATCCTCGTGCAGGGCATGGAAGACGGCGCCTTCACCGGGCGCAGCCTCAGCCGTCACGTCTCCGACACCGGAACGCACGAACAGTTCGTGCAGGCCCGCCGGATCATCAACGGTACCGATCGCGCCGACGACATCGCCACGATCGCGGTCAAGATTCAGGCCGCGCTGATCCGGGGCCGCTGGGCGTGACCCTCGGCCTCTCCCATGTCGTCCTTGCCGGAGCGCTCACCGCGAGCGCTGCCGGCATTGGCGGTTTCTTCTACGGCACCAGCGTCGGCGCCGCGCAGGAACAGGCCGCCCAGAAGCGCGCCGACGATGCCGCGCGCGCCGAGCGTGACCGGCTGCAAGACCAGATCGACGCCTCCACCGAGCGCAGCCAGGCGGCCGAATACGCCCGGCAGACCAACGTCAGGGAAATCTACCATGAAAGCCAGAAGGTCATTGAGCGGCCGGTGTATCGCAATGTCTGCATTGATGGTGACGGTGTCGGCCTGCTCGACCGCGCCGCATCCATCGCCAACGGCGAAAGTGTCCCCGGCCCTGCTGGCACCGCCCCCGGCGCTGCCGAAGGTACAGCGCGGTAGCACAGGCGAGATGACCGGCGCCGAAGCGCATTCCAGTCTCACCGCGCTCTACGACGTCGCCGGACAGATCCGCGCGGCCTACATCGAACTGCAGGGGCAGGTTCGCACCATGCTGACGCCCAGCGCGGGAGGCAGCGATGCGCAAGGCAAATGATCTGCGCCGCTGGCTCACGGCCTACCTGCCCGACCTGAAAGCCAATCCGGAGAACCTCAGCATCTATATCGACGCGGGTCAGATCAACGCCCGCCGGTCGAAAACGCTGTCGTTCTCCTATAGCTACGCGCTCAAGGTCACGATCTTCGACTTCGCCGACGATCCCGATACGCTGATGGTTCCAATCCTCGCATGGATCGAGAAGGAGCAGCCGCAGCTGCTGCAGCGCGCCGACAGCCAGCCTTTCGGCTTCGAAGCACAGCCGCTCGACACCG